GTAGCTAGTGGATGGTCAATAAAAACACAATCCTCATCCTTGAGAATCCATTTAGCCATATGCCAGTAGCCAAAAGTACCTTGTGCGCCATGTTTGTATTCATCACGCAGAGCCGCTTCATCTACAGTATCAAGTTTTTCTGGCGATATCTTTTGATGACTTGTGTGTATACAACCCCAACGCCCATAGTTGATCTGTTTAACAGCATCATAGATTTCTGTTATATACTCGTCTTGGAGTACATTGTCTATAATGCAGAATCTATTCTCTGCAAAATCCTTCCGTGCTTGATTTAGACTGTTAGTATTAAACACTAGTTCTCTCTGTAAAAGATATGGTCGTCAATCTTAGTTATCAGACGCATACTTTTACGCCAACGAGGACTGACATAATCTGCATGGTAATGTGTAGCACCTTCTACCATGCCGTTCCATTTGTCAAACGCTAGGATCTGATATGCTACATCTTCAGCAAGTTTCCAACTAACACTTTGCTTGTTCGCAGGAGGGTCTGCCTTGCCGTCACAGTACCAACTAAACTGACACCTGTGCCTAACAGGATAATATTCTCTTTTACTATCGTCTACATCCTTACCACGAGTTTTCCAACTCTCACGATGTGGTCCTTCGTAGATAACTTCACAAGGGCTACCAGGATAGCGCCTATCCTTTACACGGTTAATAACCACACGACCAACAGCAATCATACCAGCAACGCTTTGATTACTTGCTTCGCGGTACATGTTAAGTGCCATGCAGTATTGTTCTTCTTTATCTACTCTAACGTTAGTAGGCTGCTTGGGTAGATAAACAATACGTGTTTTGGTAGTAGGAACTTCTTTGATTACTACCTTTTCGACTACAGTAGGTACTTCTACTTCTACAACCTTGTCTATAGGTACAAGTTTTTCAACTGTCTTTTCAACCTCAACAACTTGAATCTCTGTGCGTGGTTCACCGCCGTAGTAGTATGACACTACGCCAGCCATAAATCCAATAACCAACAACCCAGCTCTAGGTCCCATAAGACCCTCCATGCTTGTTAACGATATACTATATTAACTTGTATTTGAGACTTGTCAACCGTTATGGTTTAACGATTCCTTCAGCAATAAGGCGTTCTCTATTACGCATATGCTGGGCTTGAACATCCTCTTTACTACCGCCAAAGTAAGGTACACAATGTCCTTCAGCAATCATAACTTCTGTGACCATGCGACCATCGTCTGCAACAAAGTCCCCTAGGATACGACCAAACTTGCCTTTCATATCCTCGCCATCTTTGTTTACTTGTGTCTTAAGGATTGCTTGTTTTCCTAACAAGGATTTTAGTCTAGCCTTAGCAGCAAGTCCAAACTTCTTTTCTACCTTATCTCTTGTGCGGGATTCTGGTGTGTCGATGCCCATAATACGGACACGTTCGTCTTTAAGCCATACGCCAAAGCCTAAGTCGATGTCAACATCTACAGTGTCTCCATCTACAACTTTGACGACATTTACTCGATATTCATACATAATCGATACTCCTCTTCAGGAATATTTATCGATTACCTAGTTCTACCTTGTCCGCGATACTTTTTGAAACTTGCACGTACACGTTTGTTTTTAGGTTTGGACATTTTACTCTGTCCGATGCTTGTACGCTTTTTATTACCCTGTCTGTTAAGTGTTAGTTTAGTGTTACCACTAGTTGCTTTTCTTGATGCCATAGTCTATCCTCCGTTAGGACAGACTATTTATTACTTACTGTGTGGAGGCATCCTTGATTCAACAAACCATACATGTTCACGACGACCTGGATGATACTTACGCATACGCAACTTCTTGCCTTCACGTAGCTGGCTTACTGTCTTTGGATGGACGAAATGAAACGTAGCATTGCTGCGCTGTTCATCCTCCGGAATCATCCACACTTTATTATTATTGTTTTTCTTTGCCACTAGCCAGAACTCTTCATAGTATATTTGCCAGTCTTCCAAACTTCATTAGCAGGCACACGAATAAACTTTTTGTTGGTTTCGTTCTTATTTGGATTTTCAATAGTAAGCATTACACGCTTGCCTTTTAGGAAAGCATTCCTTTGATTTATTGCACGTTCAAGTGAGCGGTTCTCAATGTAATCTCTGCGGCATGCCTTCTTTAACCAACGTGATACATTCTTACGTTCGCCTTTTGAAGTATAAGTCTTACCGCTGCTCTTCTTGCCTCTTGCCATTAGTTTGATTTTCCTTTTCTAAAAGTTCTTTGCATACTTCTTCGTTATCTTTGAAAACGTTTTTAAGTGTGCAATCTTTACCTGTTATATCACTGACAACCTTGTCAGCAATACCTTTTCCTGTTTCTGCTTCAACTATACCGTCTGCTGCCCAGCTTCCTACAGTTCCAAGTAATTCTACGGCAGTAATACTAGCACAGCCCGGAGGTATTGTTAATACCAACATCAACATTATAACTTTTTTCATCGACTGTGTCTACTTTCTTGCTCCTCAACTATTTATTTTTAGCAAAAAAAAATTGCAACCATTTCTGTTGCTAGGTAGGTTGCCCACCCCATGAGATTATGCTGCTAGAGCAAAATCCTCAGATGCAAAATTATCGTTTGCAATTATAGTTTTTTGCTGATTTACGGTCTCGCCTACCGGTAACTCCACTTCGCTATACAACGCCAATCGATACCTAGTTCGCCCCCCTCAGAAACACACGAATAAGTAATGGCCCAAATCTATAACTTTTATAAGGATTTCCACTATTTAATTTAAATTCGCCCCATTGAAAAGGAGTTCCTTTAAACCAACTAATCCAATGCCAATCCCAATTCATTATATCCTCATGTGTTTATGGTGGAGGCGCCGGGATTCGCACCCGGGTCTTGTTCGCCTTTTGCTTGGCTTCAACGTTACAATACTATTTAACTATATTTTAGGAGATTTGTCAACTTATTCTTTATCGTGATCACAAAGCATTTGGGTTGCTTTGTCTGTCCAAATGTCCGGAAAAATACCATGGACAACAAGGACAAAGGCTATACAAAATGCTCTACGCATATGGGCGAAATATGTATAGCCCGTTTCTTTCAAATGTTTCATACTTAAATTAATTCAAATTCCTCTAGATTTTCTGAACGCCAACGAATATTGTATGTATCTGCGGCGTTTCTGTTTTTGTTTTCTGCTGTAAATGCACGCCAGTATTCTCCAAACTTGTCGCCATTTTGAACAGCTTGGTCTTGCATACCTTCTACAATCTGTATAATATCTGAACGAGCCGATCTAGATTGGTGATTAGTAACAAAGTGGTAGGCGTTTTCTTTTGCTTCGTCACGAAGCTCTAGTCTAAGATCTGTTCTGCCTGCAAACTGTTGTTCATCATAAACTTTCTTTAGCATTGGAGTATAAGCTGCACTAGCTACAGCTGACTCTGTTGGGTATGTGCTAGCTATTGCTGCTATTGCACTGTTGATTTGATCTCGTTTGTTTTGAACAAAACTATCCAAATCTGTATGTGTTGAGCTGTCTTCTGGATCTGTATGATCTGTGCTTGCCCCAAAATCACCAGGCACATCTAAGTAATCGCCGTTAATAGCATTTGCAATCTGTCCGTATAGAACATTTACATCATTGAAAGCACCTTGTGCATTAAGATTGTTTATAGCGTCTTCATAATCTATAGCTTGTTGTCTGATACCAACACCGCCTAGTGTTCCCATCATGTCGCTTGATAAGATCGCCCCATTAGGACCGCTTCCTCCGAGGAAATCACTTGTTAGATTTGAAAGTGCAGTTGGATCGATAGTATCAGACGTGTTAATAATATTTGGAATGTCTACTGTGTTAAGACTAGTTAATAGTCCCCCAAGCTGTCCTGTATTTGAAATACTACCAAGCTCTACACTTTGTAAATGTTCGCCTAGTTGTTGGAAGTTATCAAATGGAATACTATCAAAACTAGCAGGCATAACTTTCGCCATATCTGTAAAGTCTGCTAAACTTTCCATTCCTTTAATGCTACTTCCTAGCATATTTTGAGCATTGGCAATCATCTGTGGATTTTGAATCATCCCTAGTGCATCTGTAAGTTCTGCATTAAATATAGGATTGCTAAGACTACTAATAGGTACATCGCCAAGTCCAACTTCTTGTAGTGCTTTACCTAAACCACTAATCTCTAAGCCGCCTGCTGAATTAATTTGCTGAATTAACTGTCCTGGATTACCAAATTCTGTTAAGTTACCTACATTAAATGCTGTTCCAAGACTGCCGAGTTCCCCTGCAAAATTTGGAATATCACCTATTACATTTGTAAGACTGCTCATCCCATTGGTTAACATACCTTGAACATCGCCGATGCTAGCGCCTAAGAAGTTTCCAAAGTCTCCTGTTGCGCCTCCTATTGGTAATGTTTTTGTGATACTGCTTACTGCTTGTCCAAACTGTTGTCCAACTACACTTTTTAGTGTTCCTGCAACGCTTTGACTTACGTTGCTAAATGCTTCAACTCCGTTGAATGTTTGAAATGCTTGAATTGGCCCTGTGCCCATCAAATTAGCTGCGTGAGAACCTAACCCTCCGGTTAATGTACTGCCAATGCTACTAAAGCTGCCGCCGGCGGCATTACTGAGAGCCCCTGATAAGGTACCAGCGCCAAAATTACTAACGCCAGCTACTGAACTGAGATTGCCTAAACTTCCGTTTAACACTCCTGCTGCATCTATTGCTGCTGGACTGGCATACTGTGTTGTAACCTGAGCAATGTTGCTTAGAGCACCCAGTGAACCTACTGAGCTAGCAAGTCCACCAATTCTACTGGCAATGGCACCGCCCATATTGGCTAAGCCAGCGCCAGCTACTGCGCCGCCTAGTGCACTCATGCCTAAATTACTTGCAACCGCAGATATACAACCCATTCTATTTTCCTATGCAGCCGTACAGTTTGTAGAGCCTGTTGCTCTTGGATGACCGCAGGTATCTACATCTCCGATACGTAATGTAGGTATTCCGTTCATAGTAACTAAGATACTTCCAGGAAATGCTGCTGTAGCAGCACAATGTATACCACAACCAGGAGCACCGCAACAAGGATGAGGTGTTACTCTACTGCCTTGTCTTGCTGCTGGTCTTCCATTTACAGTGATATTCATATGACCTTGTACTGCAACGCCGCCTGCACTGTTAATATCACCTATTCTTACTACTGGTCTTCCCATGTAATTATTTATCGGTACTATTATGTGGTAATATAATATAATCTTCCATGACTTCATTTACTAAACTTTTAGCAATCAGTTCTGGATCCTGCTCTGTAGTAATATAAATGCTCCTGCCAATACGCACATCTTCCACACTAGTAAATCCTAAATTTTGTAAGGCACGTGTGGTAGCCTTTCCAGCATTGTCAAGAATGCCACGCTTGAGCATGATTTGTATTTCATAGCGTGAGGTCATCTAGGCCAAGGTCTCCCATGCGTTCGCGTAGTTCTTGTTCTGTTAGGCTGGTAAGTGCATCAGCACCGCCTTCAACAAACAGTTTACCATCTTTATAAATCTGTGGTGCTGTTCTATGACCTTCTGCAATCATATATTCACGGGCAGTACTATCGTGATCGATGTTAATTTCCTCGAAAGGAATATCATATTTTTTTAGGTATGCTTTTGCCATATTGCAGTAGCCACACCAGTCTTTTGTATATACAGTTAGCATTTTTATTTTTTCCTAAAGTTTTTATAATAACCTTGTTCTTCAAGTGTCTTTCTTGCTTGCTCTAGTTCCTGTCGTGGTTGTATAAAAGTTATTGCATATTTTCCTTGCTTGTCTTTTTCTTTATCTTCAGGATGATCCCACATTAATATATAGTCATCATTGCTTGCAGCAATGCACATTTCGTCTAGCTTTTTACCTGAGAATAGTTTAGGATCTGTAGCCACTATTACAACATCACAGTTTTCTGGCCAATCCTTCATACTGGTTTCAACAACAGTTTTGATGTAGCTGTCTACGTCACTGTCAACTTCAATTACCTTTGCTCTGTTACTTAACCAAACCTGTTTAGCGTAAGGGCAAGGCGGTAAGCCATTAAATACCTTGTTTGGTACACTAAGATAATTAAGTATCCAATCCTCTATTTGTTTAGAGGCTGAGTCCACTGAACGTATCCTCTTCTACGTCTTGTTTGGTGCCACCGATAATGTAGCTTGAGATTTCTGTTTCTTGTGGTGCTACCTGTACTTCAGCGCCGCTGATCCACTTCTGTGTCCAGGGTAGTGGGCTTGCTGCTGGTACTGTGAACGGACTCTTAATACCAATAGCTATCATACGCTTGTTGGCAATCCATTCAATGTACTGACTTAGTAGTTGTGCATTAAGACCAATCATACTACCATCTTTGAATAGGAACTCTGCCCAACGCTTTTCCTGATCGACTGCACTTACAAACATCTGCACACATTCGTCTAGTGTTTCGTTTGCAATCTTTGCAAAGTCCTTGTCCTCTTTGGGTAGTAGTTTTAGTAACTGTTGGGTACTACCTAAGTGTACATTCTCATCACGAGCAATAAACTTAATAATCTTAGCATTGCCTTCCATCTTCTTAAGTTCTGCAAATGCCCATGAGCAAGCAAAACTTACATAGAAGCGAACGCCTTCGAGAATGTTTACACTCATAAGTGTAAGCCATAACTTCTTCTTTAGCTCGTATAAATCTACATTGATCTCTGTTGCAACGTTGCTGAAGTTGCCGTTGACCTTTGATGTATCGTGTTCCTTGCCGCTTACTACGAGATGCTTGCCTACACCAAGTAAATTATACCAACCGGCCATACGTACAAGATCATCATAGTGCTTGGTAATATCATCTGCACAGTCAACAATCTCCTGAATGTCTAACAGTTCGTCAAATACTTTGCTTGGGTCGGCATATACATTACGAATAATGTGTGTGTAACTACGACTATGAATAGTTTCACTGAATGCCCAAGTTTCAATCCAAGTTTCTAGTTCTGGCAAACTTACTAGTGGGAGAAAGGCTAGGTTAGGGCTACGACCTTGAACACTATCTAATAGAATCTGACGCTTGAGGTTGCTAGTAAAGATATGCTTTTCGTGGTCTGTAAGTTCTTTAAAGTCCTTGGCATCACGTAGGATATCCACCTCCTCAGGTCTCCAAAAGAAACCAAGTTGCTTGTCAGTGAGCTTGTCAAACGCACGATACTTGACATCGTCGTAACGCTGTACACCTACATCTCCGTCAAGGAAACTTTTTCTATTTTTATGGTCTCTGTTCTCTGTGTCCAATACTGGCATAGTCTTCCCCTAGATTACACAACTCTCGCAATCTTCCTCTTCAATATCGGGAAGCTCGAGAATAATCTGCTCTTTTTCTCCTGCATCATCACCTGCACCATCGTAGGTGTTGAAGTAGTACAACTGCTTGAGTCCATACTTATAACACATAATAAGATGTTTAAGCATGGTGCTCATTGGAATCTTTTCATCATCATAGAAGGTAGGATTATAGCTGGTATTAGCACTAATACCCTGATCAATGTACTTTTGAAGTACAGCCATAATCTTTAGATAACCTTCAGGTGACTCCTGATCCCATAGTAGTTCGTATTTATTTTTTAAACGTGGATAACCGGGTACTACCTGCTTGAGTACGCCATCCTTGCTTTGCTTTACGCTTACATAGGCACGAGGTGGTTCAATACCGTTAGTGCTATTTGAAATCTGTGCACTTGTTTCTGCAGGCATAAGTGCCATTAGTGTGCTGTTGCGAATACCTGTGTCAGCTAATTGCTTTCGCAACCCCTTCCAATCCATGCGTTCCTTATGCTTTACAAGCTCGTCCATGTCTGTCTTGTAAGTTTGATTAGGTGTGATACCATCACCATACTTTGTCTCATCTACACCAGGACATGCGCCCTGTTCAACTGCAAGATCAGCACTAGCCTTGATAAGATAGTAACTCCATGCTTCTGCATATTCATCTACTAGCTCTAGGTTAGGATTAGTATAGTTTGTATCATTACGTGCTAGCCAATATGCTAGATTGATAATACCAATGCCTAATGGACGACGTAGCATTGTAGCACGTTCTGCTGCCTTTACAGGATAGTTTTGATATGTTAGTAGTGCATCCAATCCACGTACTGCTAGTGTACAAGGCTTCTCAAATTCCTTAGTATCTCTAATAAGTCCCCAGTTGATTGCGCTTAGTGTGCATAGTGCAATTTCACCCTCTTCATCATTAAAGTCGTTAAGAGGTTTAGTGGGTAGATCAATTTCACAACACAAGTTGCTTTGCTTTACAGGCGCAACATCCGCTTTGAAACTACTGTGATCATTAGCATGATCCACATTCATTAGATAGATACGACCAGTGTTCTTGCGTTCTTCCATAAACGCACTAAACAAGTCACTAGCCTTAACAGTCTTTTTACGCAAACGTGTGTTACGTTCTGCTGTTTCGTAGAGCTCTTTAAATTTATCCTGATCTGCGAAGAAAGCATCATACAATCCTGGGACATCACTTGGTGAGAATAGTGTGATATTGCCACCAGTGATTAGACGCTCATACATTAGTTTATTAAACTGTACACCATAATCCATATGACGTACACGATTATCTTCTGTACCTTTGTTGTTCTTTAGAACAAGTAGGTCTTCAACTTCTAAGTGCCAGATAGGATAGTATAGTGTGGCTGCGCCGTTACGCACGCCTCCTTGACTACAACTGCGTGTGGCACTCTGAAATAGTTTATAGAATGGAATCACGCCTGTGTGGTAAGCATCACCCTTGCGAATAGGAGATCCAATAGCACGAATACTACCAGCGCCAATACCTATACCAGCCTTTTGGCTAACATACTTAACG